GATTCCTACTTTGTTTTTACTATTATCTATTATTTTAGGACCATTACTGTTATTTGTGCCACTTTTCTTGTTTCCCACGGAAATTCCGTAGCTTCCGAGAACACCACTTACGAGTCCAGCAGTGAACGCTCCATCAATCCTTACTCGACCCATGTATCCGAGAGTCATCATTGATAAACTCCAGGTCAAAATCAGAAATCGGATAGCGTGACCAAACAGATCACCCCACTCAATGCCTTCTTTTTCTTGTTTTTCTTCTTCCATATAAAAAAAAGCTGCTTGTGGGTATCTCTAAGCATTGACCACTGCTTAACAAACAGCTATGTGCCAAATGTAGCAATTATTGGTATGTTTGGAAAGTAAGACATATTTAACATCATGTTAAAAATTTTAAAACCCATACTTTTGATCTTTATTAAGTCAAAAGCAATGAAAAGGTTGATAGTGGATCTGTTAAAAGCAATAGCTAAACAAACAGACAACACAATAGACGATCAAGCAGTTGCATTTATAGAAGCCAGAATGTTCCCAAGTTCCACTACAAATCTTCAATAAAATGAAAGATACTTTTTTTCAAATCATTTTTGAATCTCCACCAGCTGAAGTAGAACTTTCTACAGAGTTAAGGTGTCGAGAAATCATGAAGTCTGATGATATTGATAAAATTAAAGCATTCTGTTGTGATTTAGTAAGGAACCAAAGTAAGATTGATGCTGTACTTCATTCAGCATTGGCACGTTTAGCCGAACAAGAAGCAAGAAAAATGATTGAAGAAAAAATAGTAAAAGCAAAAGGTATAAACAAATTATTGTTTCTCTTTCATCAGTTTATGATTATGAAACAAGTAGAAAAAATTATGAAAGCAAGCCGTCCTCAAAATCCTTAAGTTCTTGTTCTGAAAAATCCTCTTCACGCATACTTAAAACTTCACAAACTAAGGCATTGTGCTTTACAACAGCAGTTCTAATAAATTCTGTAACCCATTTACCATTAGTAATAAGTTGAGCTTTTCGATTTCCGTCAATAAAAACATAATGATCGTAACCTCTTAAATCTTGATCTATTAATTTTTTTTCTAAGTTTGATATTCTATTTAATTTTAAAGTTTTTAATTTATTCATTGTAATAAAGATCGTGTACTCGTTTTAGTGGAATAGCAGCAACTTGTGGTACTACTGAATTTCCGAGGGCTTTAGTTCTGTCCACCCTATAGGATAGCCCATCATCTCCTCTACGAAGTATGGGCTTACTGACATATGATCTCCAATCTGGGTTAAGACGTCTGGAAGAACTTTTGGACCATATTTCTCGTTCCATTTTGCTGAAGTTCTCCCTTTGTAATCCCTTGCTGTTGGAGTTGGTAAGCTTTGTAGATGATTGAATAACTTTACTGTCTGTGGATTCAATGCCTCTCGAAGATTGGCTAACTTGGTTCGACCTTTCCGATGAATTGTTGTTTGCTTGATCATCGAGTCCACTGATCGAGGAGGCAGGTGATCCATAGTCGTTGGTGTAGGCAACACACCACCACCTTGAACGTCTGTGGCAGGCTCCCAATGAACTCGCAGATATAACTGACCATTCTGCATCGTACCCTGCTTGGGAAAGCTCTCCGAGAACGATGTCCAATCCATTATTAAGGATCGCTGCCACGTTTTCCAAGACAACGAATCTTGGTCGTACCATGCGTATGACTCGCATGAGTTCGTAAAAGATACCTGATCTGGATTCTTCTGTGATTCCAGCTCTATTTCCTGCCACTGATATTGATTGGCAGGGAAAGCCTCCACAGATGACATCATATTGTCCAGGGATAGCTGTGAATGTTCTGATGTCATCATGGATTGGAGTGAATGGAAAATGTTTTTTAAGAATTTTTTGGCAAAATGGATCAATTTCAATAAATTGTGTGGTTCTATATCCTCCTACCAGTTTAGTAGCAGCGTAAGAAAAACCACCGATACCCGCAAAGGTATCTAACATTCTTAGTCCTCGCACTTCTTTGTCCAATTAAATCCGTTAGCGATACGACTTTCTTGTGCTTTATTCATAAGTCTCATATCCTCTGACTCCGCATCTTTATAATCTTCTCCATCTGCATGAGCTTCAGCATATTGGTACGCAAGGTTTCTTAGTACGGCACTTGCTTTTTCACCTCTTGCATCACATAAATCTTTAAATAATTTACCTCTTGTTGGATCTATAAGTACTTGAAATAATACTTTTCTAAAGATGCGATTGTATTCTTTAGTTTCTTTTACTGGTGTCATAAACTAGCGTTTCTTTCATTATACTACCATGTTATAGGAGTGTCAGACTTTCTCCAACGATTATTAAAGGCAACTCGTTTAGCTTTACGTTTTGCTTGTTTTCCCGCTCGTATTTCTCTAAATGCTTTTAAATTTTCGGTAATAGTAACAATATCTCTTGTCATAGCAAACTTAACTTCTTTCATTAAGTTCTCAATAACTATGTCTCTAGGGTCTTTTTCCATGTGCCTCACGCGGGGGGATAGCGTCCGAAATGTCCCAAACGCTTTAATCTCAGTTATAACTTAGATTTGCGATGGGACAAGTAGGGTGGGACAAACTATTTATTTAGCAAGTGTCCCATCATCAACGCTAGTGGGACAGGTTTTTGGTGTCCCATCAGTGTGTCCCGACCCAGTTGTATTACTATCACTATCATTTAGTGTAGGTGGGACAGTATCCACGGCCTCCCCCCGTGCGAGGATAGCTCTATATTTCTTTCCTTCTTTATTTTCTTCTATAAATTCTATAAGACCTCTCTTCTCTAATCTTTGGAGCGATTTTCTTATAGTTCCAGTTTTACCACCAATCAAAGGATCATATAAAAGATCATATTTGGAACGAGTTTCGGGGTGAACTGATCTCATTCTTTGTAAAATTTTATCTGTGATATTAGCTGGTGTATTATCGTTAGAAGCAATTTCTGGTGTGAAGTCAGATATACTGTAAGTAAGATCATCTTCCATCTTCATAATCAAGGAAAGACCTGATCTACCGATACGAGATTTTTCAACTTCTATAATTCGAGCGTTACTACCAACTCTACCTACGAGATCATCAGTTGGTTTCTTCAAAGCCCAAGTTTCATCTACACCATCTCTGATAGCAGAAGTACCTCTAAATCCACCATTTTTATTAGCGTGATGAATAACAATTATTGAAGTTGGCTCCCATAATGAACCATTGTTTTGTGTTAACCAATAAAGAGGAGTTGCAAAATCAGATTTATTTTCATCAAAACCTTTACCTCCACTGCAACCGATAAGGGAGTCAATGATAACTAATTTTGGTTTTACAGCGTCCATCAACTTTATAAACTTTGCATAGTTTTGGAGCGACCAATCACCAAGAATATAAGTATCGGTGTCCATTGGATATTCAATATCCTCCAACTGTTCTTTAAGCTGAACCATTGACTGATCACCATTCAAAAGAAGAACTGGACCCTTCTGTACTGGCATATATTTGCCTCGAACTAGAAAAGGACTACCAGTTGCAACGTGCTTCGCAAGCGACCAAGCAGACATTGATTTACCATCTCCACCTGAACCGAAAAGCAAGACAGTAAATGGTGAAGGTAATATATCTGGTACGGTAAAGTTTCTCTCTACTTCCAAATTCATCAACGATTCTACTGTCATTATCTCAGAAGAATTTTCATATTTCATCTGATCTATCAACAGCTTTTCAATACCTTGCTGATCTCTATAACCAGCTTTTATTGATAAAGCATTTAGCTTGTAATTCATCTCAGCTGGATTATCAATATCTAATAAATTTTTAGCTTCTTTAATTAAATCCTCAAACTTTGGTACGGATAATCTTGTTTCCTGTATGAAGCGTGATTCCGCTTCTTCAACAATCTTTTTTACTGTTTCAGTAAACCTTCTTCTTTCGGGATCTTCTCTATCTGCAAGCCAAATGAGTGTGCCTAAACCAATGCCACTTGATTTTGATTTAAATGAATAGAAAACATCTTTACAGGGATTACCATTTTCCCACTCTTCTGCATAATCTGGATCTTCAGATGACCAAGATGACCATAGATGTAAACCTAAATCGTTAGGTAATACAGAATGTATAGCCATTCCGACTCGAACCCAATGATCTCTACTACCTGTACCTTTTTGAGGTATTACCGAAATACAATCTGCAATGATCTGAGCAATCTCATCTTGTGTACGATCTGTGAAGTCAATATCTTTTTTTATAATATTAGGATCTTCTTTCTCCTTCATTTCGGCTATGAGCCACTCAGGAGCGTCAGGGACGTTATGTAAATCTCCTTTTAATGTATATTCACCTTCGGGAGTGTTTGTACGCTCATGGCCAGGGTACAAGCCTTTTAATACTCCTTGTCTACCCCATAGGATTTCATAATTTCTATCACCAAGACCAAAACCTCTTAGTCCTGTCCATCTATCGCTAGGAATTTTAAAAACAAATTTAGCTGCATTCTTTTTAGTTGATGTAATCTTTGGAGCGTTTTTTAAATCTTCACCCCATAATTTTTCATATATTTTTAATTCTGCATCTATATCGAGGATTACATAACCATTTCCACGGATACCTGTCCAAAGACCGATAGCTTGAAGGTCATAGTTTTGACGCATAGCTAAAGCAGCATCTGCGGGTGTGTATTTTCTATGGTGTGAATCTTCTAAAGGTGTTTTACCTTTTGATAAAGTTCCTGATATTAATTTTGATCCTTTTTTATAAATAGGAGCACAAACAAAGTCAGCAGGCAGTGACTTTACAAATTTTAACAAACTCATGTGTTATACTAGCAAGGTAGACTGTGATTACTTCTCTTTAGGATAGTTCATTCAATAGGGAAGTTTCCACATTCTACATTCATTGACGTAAATGGAAACCCCTATTATGTTGATATTACGTCTTAATTGACGATTCACTTAAAAAGCAAAAATCATGCAACTTTTAGACACAGACCTTACACAGAATGAGGTTAAAACAGATTCAGAAGTCGGTAGTTTATTTCTGAAGCCTAATAAATTAGGTGCAACTGTAGAAAAAGAAGCCTCAACAACATTCGCACTATGCGTTGAAGAGCCTCTTCGTTATTTCAGCGTATGGGCAGTACCTCCTGGAACAGCAGCAGATGATTATATGTCTGCAAGAACATTTCAATTTACTGAAATGCCCGATGAAGATACTATCCTTACTGTTTTAGGTGGTGATTGGGAAAGACAAAGAAACAACTTTTGGGACGCAAAAGATCCAAAAAATGTAGGAAAGGAAAGACCATTCAAAAATATTGATAGAGTTTTAACTTGGCCTATATATTCTTATGACGAACAGAAAGTAATGATCTTTGCTGTAGATAAAGTAAGTATCAGAAAACAGATTCTTGAATATGCAGCAGAGGAAGGATATGAAAACCTTTCAGATTGGAATTGGAAATTAACTCAGAAAAAAGAGCAAAGAGGTGCTACCGAGTTTACAAGTTATTCTATTATTCCAAAGCCACAGACACCAAAGCATAAAGCTGAAGTTAAGAAGGCTTATGAACAGAGAATGGAAGATGGATTTTATTTAGAAAATCTACTTGTAGGTGGAAACCCACTAGAGGAGATGGCAGACTAGCAGTAGTTTGGGCAAGGTTAGTATCGACATGGGTACTTAACCTTGCTGCTCCTTTTAATGTGACCAATGCTGCGTGGTTGGAGCATTATCCAAGTACATTGAAAGCTGATATGAGTTCCCATCGAGGACGGAGAAGAACCACAAGCCCACTTTGGTAGGCTCATAGCCTTTTCCAGTAAGCAAGGACAACCTGTAAGACCCAAACTTTTCTATGAAAAAACAAGAACGAATTGAAGCTGCACAAAAACGCATTCAAGAACTAAAAACACTTATTAATTATTGGATTAAAAGAAAAAAATGAGTTACGTCTATTTCACAACTAAAGGTTATTTACCAACAGACCTTTCTAATTGGCAAAAAAAACATATTGGTATTCATCAAGAATATGGTGTGTATTTAAATGAAGATCCTGGTATTGCTGAATGTCATATTGCAGCTTATAAACGTTGTGGTGAATATAAATTAAAAGAAATGCATGAGAAACAAGGAAAACCTTATTATTATACTTGTGCAACATATCCAAATGCACCATTCATAGTTTTTAAACAAAAAAAATATGTAGATACTTTAAAACCTAGACAATCATGGTAAAAGTTAGACTTCCAAGAGAGCCATACGAAGGTCAAATTTATTATGACCCTGATAATGAGCTAATTTTTTTGTATGAAAAGGGTAGATGGATAGATGTTACTGATTTAGATATTGCCAAAACCGAGTTTTAAGGTAAAATCAATATGGGAAAGTATATCTAATGCAACTAACACTTGATGGAGTAGACAAACAGGACGCTCTTGCGGTACTAAGAAACAAGAGTTTGGAGCGTATAGATGGCGGTGCTCACAGAGTTTATAGAGATATAGAAGGTAAAGAATACCATTCAGTAACTCATATACTTAGTGAGACTAAAAACAAGAGAGATAAAGAATTTTTAAGTAAATGGTTGGCACAACCTGGAAATGAAAGTATAAGAAAACAAGCAGCGAATAGAGGTACGAAAGCTCATTCACACTGCGAATACATATTAAAAACAGCATCACAACTTATTAGGAACACCTGTAATGAACGAAACTCTTGGACAACTCTCGAAGATGGCTTGGCACGATCTCCGCAAAAAGTTACGGAATGGGCAATCAAGAAAGCAAAAAGAGGTGCACCTAAAGCGCATTGGCTTGCTGAATTACACGCCAGAGGTTTGGCAGATTGGATTGACGGAGGATCAATAACTTCCATTCATAGTATAGAATTTAGTATTTATCACCCATTAGGGTTTGCTGGTACGGCAGATTGTTTGCTTGATATTGACGGAAAGTTAACTATAACTGACTTTAAGACAACTGGTTCGTCTAAAGATAAGCCTGATAAGTATTTGGAAGATTATTTTTGCCAGCTTGGAGCATATAATATGGGATTAAAACACTTAACTGGCATTCAAGCAAAGCAAGCTGCGATAATTATTGCGAAAGAAGATGGAGCCATTCAAGAAAGAATAATGAATGAATATGAATTATTAGGTGCAATGGCAAAATTTGAAGAAAGAATGCACAAATATAATAAATTTAGGTAAAAAAAACCAGGTTTTTGAAATCCTGGAAATTTTTAGTTTAGCTGGCTTTTTTATATTCTTTATAAATTTTATTATCGTTTTTAATTTGATGATATTTAGTATCTAAATTTTGCGATTCTTTAGCATAATCGGAGAGTGTGATCTCTCCGAATAAGTAAGCATCATCTAAAGCTGCTCGTTTTTTTTGATACTCTTTATGTTTCATACAAATTTCCTCCCATGAGATTCGCTTTTCATTTCCAACATTTTTTGATTTACAACATGAGGTGGATCAGAATAAGAATTATTGTATGCTTCTAATTCTGCATCACTTGGTTCGTAATTAATTATTGAATCAAGAGAATCCAAAGCATCATATATATTATCCCAACTTGGGACGTTATATTCAGCATCACATGGAAACCTACAGATTAGCTTCTCTTGTTGAGAAGCATAATCCGATAGTTGTTTGTAAATTTGATCAAGTTTCATAATAACTCCATGCAAACTTCTATACCTTTTTTGCATAAATCTATTTGTTTCTCAGTTAAATGAGGTTCAATAGATGCTGCAATTTTTTGACACTCTAAAGATTTTTCTTCATTTGGTGCGTTGATCGCAAGAACCAAAGCATGAAGATATGCAGTTTCGTGATCGGTAATTTTCATTTTAAATAATACCCCTCTCCGTTTGTGTCATCATCTTCATCTCTTGCCCACCATTCGATTTTTACATCTTTAAATGTATCTCTAAGTTTTTTATATATAGCAATGGGTGGCGACCATGCGGTATCGAAACCAATAACAACATGACCATTGTTAATTTCAGTAATTTCAATAGAATCTTTTGGAACGTCCCATTTGGTATCCCATTTTTCCAACCGCCAATCATACCAACGTGTATCTTGAACATTTGTAGATTTAAATTTAAGTGACTTCATAATTTCACCGTCACTTAATTTTATTTCTTCAATAATCGGTAGCTCTCCTTCTTCACCTAAAGATCTAAATGAAAATGTTTTTTCATTACCTTTAAGTGGAATGGTAGACCAATTAGGCTCTTCGATAAGTTGGCCAAATGGACACCCTTTTTCAAAGATGTCCTTAATTTTTTTGATGTTTGTTGTTTTTGCTGAAGAAAACGTAACTTCGTTTGTTGTCCAATTAGGCATTGTTTAACTCCTTAATTTTTTTGTCAATAGATTTATAAAGTTGATAACCTTCTTCTGTAAGATTATCTGAATCAATTTGATACCAAGCATCATGCAAAAGATGTGCTAAAAACTTCGTTTCTTGATCAGTAAGAATAAGATTAAACATAATTAACCTCTAATTACGGGAATTAAATCATCTAAACATTTTGAATTTGCAATCCATAATGCTCCTCCATCATTACCTTCATCATCTTGTTGAGGTATCAATGCTTGTCCATCTTCCAATTCGATTACTATTGGTGCGGAATACCAAGCACTTGCGTCTGTTTCTTCTTTCGTTAAATAACGAACTCCAACGATTCTTTTACCTATAAGGTTTTTAAATCTTTGTGCCCAATCGTACTTCTCTTTATAGAGTGGGTCGTTTTCTAAAATGATAGTTTGTCTTTTTGATTTGGTCATAGCGTTTTATGAGAAAAAAATAATTGTTTTATGAGACAGATTTTTCAAAGCTAGTGTAATTTTCATCTGACCATTCAGGATCAGGTGTAGCAGAAAAATCAGGAATGAGCTTAGAAAGCTCTCGTATCTCTTTGCTTAATCTAGCTAACGAACTTGGGTCGTTATTCATTTCAGCTTTGAGCATACATTGGAAAAGCAGATTCATTGATGCTGCGATCATTTTTGACTTTTCCTTAGAACAAGGTTTAACCCTTTTATCTTTGGAACGATCAGCCATTGCTTTGACTGTATCTCTATGTGCTTGCTGTCTTGAAACATTAAATGTTGATTGAGCATATGCACGAACTCCTTTTGGAGAAATTCCTAAATCTAAAAGACGTTTCAACCTTTCTAAATCTTGTGATCGAAGTTCATTGGAACGTCTTGAATTAACCATAGGCACTTTACATTTACTACTCTAATATACTAGCATATATATAGATAAAAAACATTCAACCATGGGAAGAATTAAAGATTTATTATTGCGAAATCAAAACGAACAAGATCAACCAAATCCAAATGAAATTAAGCTTTCATTTAATGATCAATGGTTTTTATTAACCACTATGCTTTCATTTATAAAACATTCAAAATATTCTACTAAAAGAAAAATAAGATTAATGAAATTATTTGATATTTTATATCTTGCATCAACTAAAGGAAGTTCAATAAAATTTTCTAAAATCATTGCAAATAATAGAAAATAACTGCTATAATATAGGAGTAGTTTATTTTATTCGCTATGTCTGCTTACCTATGTTCGGACGATACTCTTAATGCTTTATCTACTTTTTATTATATGAAAAGTGGTAAAACAGATGATGAAAGACAATCTTCTATTTTAAGAGCTATCAGAAAATCTAACAAAAAGTCTTGGTACGAAAAACAAAAAGTTGCTAAGTCTTTTGAAGATCGTATGAAGTTACACGCAAAATTCGATAAGTTTTGTGATGGTCTTTTTGATATTTGGTTTTACCAATATTCCAACGAATCTATCTATCAAGTTATTTTTAATATCTTATTAAGAGAAAATCAAAATTCTTTGATGGCTAGATATAACGATAAAGATTATGCCGAAAGACCATCTTACAAATACGTTCATTCTAATTGCGTTAATTATTGGGACGATCATAACCAATTAGGTTATCTTGTCGGAATTATTAACAATTATGATTATCAATCTTGCGAACACGGAAACTATCAAGATTCTTTGGGTTATGCAATCTTAGATCAAATCAAAGAATTACTTCTTAGAGAATTACAACTTGGGGAGATTTGGGATTTTGACGAAAGAAAGTTTATAGAAGAAAATAAGTTATTTCAACCTATTTCTTAATTTCTTTTCACATAACTAGACTTACGAGGTATTATTAATTTAATACCTCTTTTTTATTGGAAATGTCAGAAAAAGACTTAGAAAGAATAAAAAATATTTATGGCAAACGCAATCCAAAAACTCATATTGAACAACGTTGCCAACGCCTTTACACAAAACAATTAGACGGTTTATCTACTCGTCAGTTAGTTTTACAGCACGCACAAAGAGAGGGTATCGCTGAAAAAACAGCATGGAGTGATTGGAAAAGAGTAACCGAATGGAACTCACAAGATTTGGAACGAGATAGAGCCGATATACTCTCTCGTTTGCATAGTATGAGACAAAGACTGTTTAATGCGGCTTTGAAAAAAGGCCAACTGCAAACTGCACATATGATTTTAGATTCGCTAGGTCGAGCAAACGGAGAGACTCAAGAAGCAGTAAATGTGAATATGCCTCCGAGCTTAAACATTCAAATTGAAAGCAAGGAATGACATTCAATTTTTGCATTCAGTTTTTACATTCAGTTGACAAACCCAGCTGAAAATCGCATTCAGTTTTTGACATTCAGTTTATAAGCCTTGATTTTTGCATTCAGTTTTGAAGCTTACCTGGTAGTTACCTGGTCTTGTCCTGGTGTTTCCAGGCAAAAAAAGGGGAGCTTATGCTCCCGCTTTGTATTCGGTGTAGGGCGAGTGGCCCTGGTGGTACTCCTGGATTTTTTCGTCCAGCTCTTTAATGTTTAGGTTGTCATCAAAGAGGCTTACATAGTCTCCCGTGAGTGGTTCGCCTTGTAAGTTTTTTGCTTTGCGGTACTCCGAGTAAGTTTTGCAACTCCTAGCTAATTGGTAGGATGAATAGTCATTATCCATCCAAAGAGCTACATTCCAAGTCTCGTAGTTAGTCCAACCGTTGTAGGTCATGGTCTTGTCTCCTCCCAACTAATTGTTGAGTAGTCGAAAGATGCGGGCTTTTGATGGCTCGCCCATGTTCCAAGAAAGAATAATAAAACTGTCATAAAGCTTAAATAAGCTATTTGAAATTTCATAGCGATTAAGAATAAAGTTCAATTAATAAGAGCTCATAAGCTCGTTGTCTAAGGTTAGGAGTGAGGGGAGACTCTTTGTAGAGCTCCTCCTCAATTTCCTCAAGCCTTGTCTCCATGTAGGAGTCAAAGATCAAATTGCTCATTGGCTTCGTATTGAGCTTGGTCGAAGTAGTCTTGAGCCTTGGCTTCGAGTTCCTCTTCGAGATCCTCGAGGGCTTGCTGATCCTTTGGATCAATACCTCTAGCGTTGGCTTCGTCATCTACGTAAGCGTCCCATTCCGTGCCGTAACACTTGGGACGGTTATAAATCATGGTCATGCTTCGACCTCCTCATGCTTTGATGATCTCTTCAAGAGCCTTGTAGGTTTTCTTGAGTTGGTTCATGTCTCGCTTGCCGTACCATTTAAGAAAGTCTCTGCACTCCTCGTGGATCATCTTCAAGCCGTCCTGACCTCGTGAGAAGTCAACGGTTAGAGAGTCGCCATCTTGGAATCTGACGCTGACATCATGTGATGTGAAGCTGAGAGACTCGACACCTGAAAAGGTGTATCTTGCAGTTGGTTTCATAGCTGAAAAATTAATTAAGTTTTCAAGGTTCGTAAGCTTTCGCCTACACCTATATTATAGCACACTCTTCTATATATAACAGCAATATCTTCTATTTGTAACAAAACTTAACATAGGGGTGTAGTTGCAAAAAATTTTTTTATAACCCCTGGGGCTTCT